TGTGGGTGGTGCCAATTTTGCAGGCAAGAGTGCCATGTTAACCCAGTGCCTTCTGTACTGGCTACGTGGCGATCGCTGGTCCGATCGTGAGGAAAAGATCCTGCTCATCAGCCCAGAGTTCAGCCCCACAATCAACATCGCTCGCATGATCCAGCAGGCGTGCGCTAAACTGCCGGGGCAGATCGAGGAGCCTGGTGTTAATGCTGTGCTGGTTTGGTTGGAAAAGCGTTTTCTAATCTATGACGCTGTGGGCAGCGTTGATATCGGTGACCTGATGAGCGTGATGAGGTATTGCCAAGAGGAGCATGGTACCACGCAGGTGGCCATCGATAACCTCACGGTGATGAAACTGCCTAGCCAGGATGTTAACCAATCCCAAGGTGAGTTGATGACAGATCTTGTGCAAACCGCACGCCAAACCGGCCTGCACATTCACTTGGTGGAGCATACCCGCAAGCCTAGTCCCGGCGAGCCGGTCAGTCGCTACAACATCCGGGGCAGCAGTATGCTGTCGGACTTGGCAGACAACATTCTGATGATAGAGCGCAATGAGTCCAAGGAGCGCAAGTTGCAGGATCTGAGCCTGCCGGACGAGGACCGCGAGGAGATCAACGCGCAGGCGGACACACGCCTGCATGTGCTAAAGCAACGCCACGGTAGCGCTTGGATAGGAGCGGTGTGATTGTATTTCTCGCCCTACTCGATGCGCTGGTCTGAGAAACGCAGACCTGCAGACTTGGCGTTTGTTGAGATACAGGCATTGTCTGAAATAGGTGGTACCAATACTCGAGGATACCAAGTGGGATGAGGCCACAGTCCGCCAAATCGAAAGGCCGTCGCCTACAACAGTGGCTACGCCTGAGTCTGTTAAGCCTGCTAAATGTGGCACCAGAAGACATAGAGTCTAGGTCGATGGGAGCGCCCGGGGAAGACCTGATGCTGTCACAAGAGGCTCGACGCCAGTGGCCATATAGTGTAGAATGTAAAAATCAAGAGGCGCTAAACGTGTGGTCCAGTTGGGATCAAGCATGCGCTAACGCGGGCGACTATGAGCCTGCTCTTTTTATTAAGAAAAATTACCGCCCGGTCCTGGCAGTTGTACGTGCGGACCATTTTCTACAATTATCAACGCAAAAAAAAAGGAGACAAGAATGAATCAGATTGAGCGCGCTCTTAAACGCCCGTTCCCCGTAGCCAAGGTAAGTTTTAGGGCTGGACCCGGAGGAAAAGAACTGGCCTATATCACAGCCCGTGATGTTATGGACAGGCTGGACGAGGTGTTTGGGCCGGAGGGTTGGCAGACAAAGTACGAATGGCTTGGCAACCGAATGATATGCAATATATCCTGCCGGGTGCAAGGGGATTGGGTCAGCAAGTCGGATGGCGCTGACGACACCCAGATAGAGTCAGCCAAGGGTGGCATATCAGATGCGCTCAAGCGAGCTGGGGTGCTTTGGGGAATCGGGCGCCTGTACTATCACCCGGGATGCTTTAACGCCAACAGAGAGGCGGCGTATTGGGCCACACCAGAGGGCTACGACGCGCTGATGGACGATCGAGAGGATGGTGAGATTGCTGGGTGGACGAAAGAACTAAAAGACAATTCGTAAAGGAGGGAAGATGATTCATTACCACGGTGGCCCTCTTGGTAAAGCCAATCAGTCGCATGAATTCTTCACTGGCCGACATTCTTTGATCAGTTTTGCCCACCGCTCCGAATTGGAAACAATGGCAGAAGTCAGTCATTCATTTGTACTCGATAACGGTGCATTTTCTGTATGGAAATCCGGCAAAGACCTGGACGTTAAAGGTTACACCGATTGGGTGGATGATTGGCGGCGGCATCCTGGTTTTGATTGGGCATTGATACCTGATGTCATCAACGGCAGTGAAGATCAAAACGATGGCTTGATCGAGGATTGGCCTTACATCAGCGATGGGGTTCCGGTATGGCATCTAAATGAATCACTAGATCGTTTGGATCGCCTCTCTCTCAGATGGGATCGAGTTGCGTTTGGCTCAACGGAAGGCATGGAACCCGGGGGCAAGAAATTCTGGACGCGGATTGCACAAGCGATGGACGTTTTATGTGATGACCTTGGTAGGCCGCGATGCAAGTTACATGGATTGCGGATGTTAGACCAAAGGATTTTCCAATCAATCCCCTTGGCATCTGCTGACAGTGCATCTGCGGCTACTAGATCATTCATGCCAGAGCAACGGTTTGGAATATATCTGCCTAGAAAGGAAAGTCAGAGGGCAAACATCATAGCGGATAGGGTTGAGGCTTATAACTCTGCTCCATTATGGAATAACAACTTAACAGTACAACGGGAGTTCAAACTATGTGGGCAATAATTTATCTGATCAGTATCGTATCGGTGAATTGGTTATTCACCGTCATTCCACCCATTGGCATTTGGCAGCCAACATCAATGATTGTCGGCTTGACGTTCATCTTCCGCGACCTAGCGCAACGCAAGATAGGGCATTGGGTGATCCCGGTGATGTTAGTCGGCGGTGCAATCTCTTATGTAATGGCAGACCCATTCGTTGCTATCGCATCAGTGGCCGCGTTCCTGGTATCCGAGATCGTTGATTGGGTTGTTTATACATTCACCAAGCGACCATTGCGTGATCGAATCCTATGGTCATCAGCAGTGGGTACACCAATTGATTCCATTGTGTTTACCGCAATGATTGGGATTTTAAGTCCCGCGAATGTGATCGTGATGACGGCATCCAAGATGGTTGGTGCGGTGGCGGTCTGGATATCACTGAAAAAGCAAAAAAGGGGATAAGAAATGAGTCAAGGATTTAAAACAGAATTAGGGGAGACTATATTCAAGCAGAAGTATGCCTCTAACCCCTACGAAACATGGGAGGACAAGGCGCACGCTGTGGTCAACAGCGTGTGTGGTGACTTCAATGCTATGAAGACTCCGCTTATGGATAAGTCTGATCGTGACCAGCTCACTCAGTATATATCAGAGTTTAAGTTTATGCCGGGAGGCAGGTATCTCTGGTATGCTGGTAGAGAGGCGCGGTTCTACAACAATTGTTACCTACTTAAAGCAGAGGAGGATACCCGGGAAGAATGGGCCGCACTGTGGCAACGTGCAGGATCTTGTTTGATGACCGGGGGTGGAATCGGAATCGATGTATCAGCATTCCGCCCGAAAGGTAGGACATTAAGTAAGACGGGTGGGGTGTCCTCTGGCCCCATACCGTTTCTTTTAGCCACCAACGAGATTGGTCGCTACGTTATGCAGGGTGGTAGCCGCAGGTCTGCAATGTATGGCAGTATGAACTGGCAACATGAAGACGCGGGTGATTTCCTAACCGTAAAGAACTGGCATGACATAAAGGTAGCAGGCACTACTCTGGCAGAGTTGAAGAAAGAAAACTTTAACTGGCCCGCCCCATTGGACATGATGAACGTGTCTCTGAACTACGATGATGCGTGGCTCAAAGACCCGATGAACAAGATTTACCTAGAGAATGTTAAGCAGGCCATGATGACAGGTGAGCCTGGGTTTTCGTTTAACTTTGGAGCGCAACAGAATGAAACTTTACGAAACGCTTGTACGGAAATTACGTCAGAGGATGACAGCGATGTATGTAACCTTGGCTCTGTTAATTTGGCTAATATTTCTTCGGTTGAGGAGTTTAAAGAGGTCGTTTCTCTTGGCTCTAAGTTCTTGGTTTGTGGTTTAATGAGGGCACACCTACCCTATAGCAGGGTGTACAAGGTGAGGCAGAAGAACAGTCGTATAGGGCTTGGCCTTATGGGCATGCACGAGTGGCTGCTAAGGCGTGGTCATAAGTACGAAATGGTAGACGAACTTAAACAATGGATGAGGGTATATGAATCAGAAAGTAAAAGATCGGCAGATGAGCATTGCGGAAGATTTTGTCTCAACTATCCTAAAGGATATAGGGCAATTGCGCCAACGGGAACCATCAGCATCCTTGCCGGCACCACCTCTGGAGTGGAACCTATCTACGCCGTTGCATACCGCAGACGCTATCTTTCTGATGGAACCAGGTGGAAACATCAGTTTGTCGTTGACGGTACAGCACAGGCACTGATAGGCACAGGAATTAAACCTGATAACATTGAGTCAGCAGTTGACTTGGCGTCAGATCCAGAGCGCAGGATTAAACTGCAGTACGAGTTGCAGAAGTTCGTAGATCACGGCATAAGTTCCACGTTGAACCTGCCTGCGTGGGGAACTGACCAAAACAATGAAGATAAGGTTGGTGAGTTTGCTCGGATCATTAAGAAGTATGCGCCCGGACTAAGAGGTTTGACTGTGTATCCTGATGGCTCGAGAGGGGGGCAGCCTATCACCTCAGTGTCATATGAGGAGGCTCATGCTAAGCGTGGCGTAATCTACGAGGACAACAGTGAGGAGCAGTGCCTCTCAGGAGTGTGCGGTATATGATAGCGCCACCTGACTGCACGGTTTAGTGAAAATAACTTGGGGAAGTCTTGGTGCAGGTAACATGGGCAGAGTAGAGGGCACAGACTACAGGTGCGAGCGGTACTGGCTTGAGTCTGATGGTGTTAAACAGTTCTGGTATCTACTGGCAGATTCTAAGTTGACTTACCTGTGCTCGATGGGCCCGTTCAGCTCACCGCAAGATAGAGATGAATCAATTTTAACCGAGGTGGAAAAAAGAAAATGAGCAACGAGATATCCGATCCTAAAAAGGTACCGGATTATTATGACTTACCTATCCAGCCGATCGAGTACATTATGCAGAATAAGTTAGACTACTGCAGTGCGAACATCGTTAAGTATGCAACTAGATGGGATAAGAAAGGGCAGCCGCGTGAAGATCTTAAAAAAATTATTCACTACGCTGAGATATTGTATGGTACAATTAGTTAAATATTTTTCAACAACACGAGGAAAGCAAGATGGCTATGGAATTAGACAACAACACGTTGGTGATGTTTCCTAATGGAAAAAAGGAAGAGGGCGATAACATGCCTGATTACAAAGGAGAGGGGATGTACGAGGGGGTGCCATTTGAGATCGGCCTGTGGAAAAACATATCCAAAGCTGGGCGACCTTACCTTAAAGGTAAGTTAGGTGCCCCGTTCCAGGGTGGTGCTGGTGCAGGTGGCAATGCTACCAAGCAGAGTTCAATCGCATCTGACGCTCCTCCACCGTACTAATGGCCAAGTATTCTCTAGAGTATTTTGATGGCGAGTCTATCGAACTAGAGTTTAGTGAGGGGAAACATACTTACCTAGTTGGTGGTAAGTATGTTCCCTCCGTCACTACTATTCTAGGTGTTATCAACAAGCCCGCGTTGATGCCGTGGGCTGCCGCAGAAGGTGCCAGATGGTTCAAGGATAACGTCTTATTAACAGATGAAGGACTTGAATTCTCTGGAAACATGTCTATCGACGGCGTGTACAATGGTATACGTAGTGCGTTCCGCAAGAAGTCTGAGGCGGCGCGTGGTATAGGGACCATAGTTCACAGTTGGTGTGAGGCTGCTATCAATTTCAAGATGGGCAATGGTGATGAGCCAGAACTGCCCGCAGACGAGAACGCTGTTCGAGCAATAGAGGGGTTTAACAAATGGGTAGACGATAACACGATAGAGTGGATCAGCTCAGAGGAAAAACTGTACCACCGGGAGCATAACTATGCTGGCACTGTTGACGCAGTTGCTAACATAAATGGCGAGTTTTGCGTGGTAGATTTTAAAACCTCAACAGGCATATGGGATGAGTATTTTCTGCAGTGTGCAGCATATGCGGAGGCTGTACGACACGTACACGGGGAGGTTGTAGAGGGCGCTTGGATTCTCAGGTTTGATAAGAAGACCGGGGAGTTTGAGGCGGCTAAATCTAAAGATATAGCGGCAGATTTCAAAGCATTTTTAGGGGCTCAGGAATTGCACTATCGCCTAAAGGAGTTGAAAGACTCTAACAAACGTAGCAGGAGCAAGAAATAATGTCATCACCTAAAAGGGAGGTGCTGTGTGTTGACACTGGCACCATATTTGAATCGTTAATCTCCGCAGCCAAGTGGGCTGGAATCAAGTCCAGTAGAATTACGGCTGGGGCAAAGTACGTTTCTCGAGGAGGCAGTCCTTCATATAATATAGTCGGTGATTATAGAGGGGGGGATAGAGTTGGTGCTGCCGCCAAGATAGGAGGCAGGGCCGGAGGGTACAAGTGGAAGTTTGTTACCGGGGGTAGTGGCAGGCGCTCTGATGCTGCAAATTGGGCTGAGTCAGACTACACGCCACCAATCATCCCACTAGACGATAGAACTTATCACAACTCTGGACGTAGTTGGACGGGTAGCCATCACTTGCGTAAGTGGGTGGTGCTATCCAAAGAGAAGGATGGAAAGGTGCAATGCTGTATAGACAGGAACTGGTATCCTACTATGGTGGTACAGGTGGCCCACATACGTCCGTTCAAGGAGTGTGAGGAGCAGGATCGGTATCACAGGGATAGCAGTCTGCCAATGTCAATGGCTATGCACAAGCTGTATGATTTCAACAGGTTCACAATCCTGGCAGATGGGACCATCAAAGTTCTGGACAAGGATTTGTGGGAAACCCTTACCAACTTAGATGGTCAAAACGTTCTTGGTTGGAGAGAAGAAAACGCTAGGTTTGTGCGTGACAACCAAGTCTACCCCAGCGCTGCGTGAGGAGCAGCAACAACACCGACGCCTGTGTTTCGCTAGGTGGTGCTATGCTCGTGCTCGAGTGATTGCCCCGTCTGGCGCTACATGGGCTGACGTGTTTGCCCAAAAGGAGGGGATCACCCTGGCGGAGTACGGAAAACAGCGCCTGCTGGACCCCTCTTTGTCTCAACGCTATCCACCGAAATAAACTCCAGCTTGCTAACGCACCCCTTGGGAAACGCTGTCACCCCATACGGCAGCCTATCCTTTGTGTCGTCGAATTCCTCTGGGGCCTGCGTGTTACAGATCTTTATAGTGTGTCCATCGTCGCTGACGAACCATCCTACAGATGATATGGTTGGGCAGTTGACAATATCAGCGGTGTCCCACCCAGCACTGGATATAATATCTTTCCATTCTACTATGCACAGTTGCATTAGAACCTCCAGTTAAACCTTCCTGTTATCCTATCTGCGTTATCAATCTCTAAAGAGAGGGAAGTATTTTCCGACAGGGGTTGTTCTACTCCCACCCTGTATGCGCTCTCATTTGCCTGTAGTGTCAGTGGTACCCCGAATCTTGATACAGCGTAGAGGGTTGCTACTACGACCCCAGAAACGATCAGTTCGTTCTCGTACTCCTTGTACCATCTCACCTTCTTGGCTGCTGGGGGGCGTTGTCCGCAGGCAGTGATGCTTCTTCCGTTTCCTGTGCCTATCGCTCCCGCTCGACAAGCCGCGTTGCCTAGCGCCCTAGCCGCTGCTGAGCGGCTCTCTTTCGCATACTCCGATGCAACCACCGGCTTGCCTGTGATAGCAATCGTCTGTTTGACCATTGCAGAAATCTCTGCGGGGGTCTTATCCCAACCAAACTGTAGAAAGACGTAATCAGCATTAGCATAGTATTCCTTGTTTCCTTTTTTACCGCCGATACCGGAAGTTAAATGAACCCCAACTGGCTTATTGGTGATTGACTTTAAGTGAGCGACTAGAGCGTTGACTTTAGTAGCGCTCCAATACTCATCACATTCGAGGCAGGCAACATAGCCCGATACCCTGCTATCAAATCTACGAACCACCTCGCTGAAGTGTGCTGCTTGTGCCGCAGTTGATTGACGGGTAATGCTTGCGCTATCGTCTGGTGTTAACCATATAACAGGACTTAACCCTGCGGCTATTAGAGTATCTAGTTGTGCCTCCCAATCTGGCTTGGGACTAATGGCGCTAACGTTCTTGAAATTGCTGCCGAAATTATCACCAGCGTTGCGGCTGTAGATGTAGATATGGGTATCGCCGTTTGCTAATGCGGCGGCTCTCATTCTAAGTTTTTCTGCTCCTGGGTGTAGGTAGTTCAACGTCATCCACCCATCATCAACCATCAGGAAACTTGCTCTACTACCATGTAGATCAGCCTGAGCTGATGATATCAGTAACAGCGCCGCTATTACTGCTTGCGCTTTTTTTCTAAAGGTCCGGGTAATATCCATCCAATTACCATTGGTGCTACGAATATCAGCAGTAATGCCCATCCTCCTATCTCTACTAGCGATTGCATGATCGTCCATATATTATCAGGGGCGCAGTCCATATCACTCACCGATGTCCGATGCGATATCTCTGTCGCCACATCTACCACAAAAGCAGTTGTCATGGCTCCCGCTATCGGTGCAATCACACCCCCCGACAAGACAGTCCCCGCAGTTGCACCCACGGCTGCCCCCGTTGCTACTACCGTTGCTTTCTTTACCGTTGTGCATCCTACTGCGCCACAACAGAGGGCGATGGTGAGCCATAGATTGCGGCGAGTACGAACAGTACCGCTAGTGCTATTGTTATGCCCCACTTTACTTTCGGGTTTAACGCTTTGAACTTTTCCCACATAACTATCTCCTATCCTATTTTAATTGATGCCCCGCAACCGCAGGACTCCGTACCCAATGGTGGTTTAAATATGAACGAGGCATTAAACGACTCGTTATTGTAATCAAGGCTACCCTCTGTCAAATACGTCTGCGAGGTTTTGTCTGCGAATATTACGTTGGTACTCCCTGCTATGTTCAATGCGTCTGTACTCATCGTAGACACTTTTGTCAGGAGGATAGTTGCTCCACCACAGCCGCCACCTTTCAATCCAACCTCTAGGAACTCTCCGTCTTTTAGAACTTCTGATAGTCTTTTCCTCGCTCCATTTGTTATCGTCATTTAAGATCATTACTTAGGTATCTCACAAGATTGGTAGTTGTCTTTGTCATCACGAATGGAACAAGAGCGTGGACAAAAGCACAAACGCTACCAACAAGCAAACAACCGGAATAATACATTGCTTTACGCAAGTGTTCCACATACGATTCATTCTGCTCCTTTAAGTGATTCATTTTATTATACTGGCAACAATCTCTTTGCCTTCCCAGTTATCTTTTAACTCCACTGTACGCTTTTCACAGGCATAGCGGGTTGTTCCTTCATTATTATCTTTCCAACCGTTGCGCTTTAGTGTTCGTTTCATTTGCAAGCACCCACTCATGCCCATACGCTCCCAACCGCTGGAGGTTTCATGGTGACCCATGAACTCTATTACAGAGCCATTAAGGTATAAGACAAGAATCATCATGGTTAATTGCATTAGTTTACGCTATGGCCGTTAGCCCTCATCTCACTAGTTTTATCTTTCAACACTTCAACATGACGTTCTAGGTTCTCTATTCGTTGTTTGAAAAAGTCCAGCGTCAATGCTTGCTGTTGGTCGTAAGGTGCTTTGCCCGTTTCTATTATCACTTGTAATTTTGCAAACTCTTTCGCAAGGTGTTCAAGCAACATAAATTGTTCAGCGTCCGCTGGCAGCGCGCCTAGCTCCCCTCGTGGCCACTTTATACGAAAATTTTCATTCTGTTCTACAGACTTCTGCATCAGGATTTGATTGGTTTCTAACTTGTTCAGTCTTTCCTGTAGCCCAAACCAAGCCCAAGTACCTATAGCAACCGCTGACGCAAGCCCAATCAGATTCCTTAAAGGTAAACCTATGCTGGTTTGATCGGATATCCTTACAGGCTCCTGCTCACTCACCTTCCTATCTTAACTTCAAGCCTGTTAATGCAATCTATAATCCTATCTACTGCTGTATCAAAATCTTTCTTACTGACGTATTGTGTCTGAACCCAAGTGACTCTTTCATGTAGTTTCTTATCTTCGTTAGATAGTTTGTCCATTAATGCAAATATCCTTCTCAATATAAATCCTGTCAAGAGTACGACCCCGGCAAGCAGTACATCGAATAGCATTGGGGCTTCCATTAAGTTTCATTCCACTTTGTTTCTGTTCCAGGGAAGTTAGGTTCAGGGTTTAGACTGAACGACATACCCGGCTCACTTAATCCGTTCCACATTATGCAGGATTCCTCAGAATCCTTATAGGTCTTAGTCGCAACCAGTGTAGAGGTTGACATATCTCTATTGGTGAACCATACCATCGTAGTGGTTGGACTCATGTGCGCCATCATTACTGGAACTTCTTGGTAGTCCTTACCTAGTAGTTCAACTACTCTGCCAAAACTAGGGAAACAGTGGAGCATGATAGGAACTTGTTTGTCCACCATATCCTCTGGTCTTTCCACCTCTGCTAAAAGCGGTGTGCTGATAAGGGCTAGTGCTAGTAATATGTTTTTCATTTATGCGTCCCAAATAGGTTGATCAACTAAACCGCCGCCGCCAACTATACCCAAAAGACCGTCATTGTTTTTTGGTGGCTCCCAACCCGGGATTGTTGGGTCAATGACCGGCATATTAAACTGGTTATTATGGAGATCAAGCATATATAGTTCTTCGGCATTAGGGGGTCTACCCAAAAAATCTTGCAACATACTTTCATGGGTGTAAACTCCGGGTGGAACAGAATCTAAAAAGTATTCAAACTGATCTGCTGATCCAGCACCGTGGGGTGACGAGTTGTATTCCTCTATAGGAGGTGGTAAGGAATTATCTGGTATTGGGATCGGTATTGGCATTGGGGCTGGTGGTGGTATCGATGGGAGTGGGGTTGTAATAGAATCTGATATAGGTATTATTGGTAATGAACTATCTGAACCCATTAATCCTTCTCTTCCTAAAGATTCATAATATTCCATAGCCTTATCTGGAATATCCCCACCGCTCCAATAACCACCGCCGGGGTATATTATCCATGTTGACTCTGTTCCCTCTTTCCAATATCCGCCATCTGGATGGTTATAATCAAGAACAAAATGGCTAGGCGCTTTTTGCGTTATTGGATCAGTTGCGGCTGGTTCGGTTGGGGCTGGCTCGATTGGGAATGGTTCAGTTGGTATTGGCTCGGTTGGAATCCAATCATCTATTGGGAAAAATGGTATGGAGTCTTTTCCGTAATCATCTGTGGGAGGGGATTCATGCAGAATCCAATCATCCAATAATCCGCCTTTCTTTCCTTGTATCGGAGCATCTTGCTGCTGCTGCTGCTGCTCTGGCACATAAACCCACTGACACTCTCCATTAGCATCCTTGAGCTGGCCCACAGGGCATCCGGTAGTGGCCATAGCCAGTGAGGCCAAACTTCCTCTAACGGGCATAATTGTTTACCTTGTGATTTTTCATTACATCTCTCCCATAACGCGATCCACCATGCGCCACAAATCCTTTACCGAATCCTCATTCCCCTTGCCCTGCTCTTGGCGCATAAGTCCTACCAAGGTCTTGTAGTCCTTGTACAGGTTCATCTGGCGCCACATCTCTGCATCTCCTTTGTCCTCATACGGGCGCAGGCCAACTAGGTATTGTAGAAGCCTAACCGAAACAGGCTGGTCTAAGCGAGACTGTCGCAACGAGGGCTCGTCTTGCCACGGCGGCTTAAACTTTGCCCGGGTCATAACAGCGCTGCCATCGGGTTCTCTGGTCCTCTCTCCAAACACGCCATCGGGGTTAAGACGGTCTAACTCCGACAACATAACCAAATTCTGAGCCAGCTTTGCTATATGCGCTGGCATCCTCATGCCGAGAAAGTCCACCTTCTTTCCATCTGAGATATCCCTACGACGATATATGTCGTAGTTCATAAAGGCTTCCAGCACGCTTTTGAAAAACGGGTTGGTCATCTCAGCTATAAGTGTGGGAAACGGAACACCGGACGTTAGCTCTTTGAACTTGCCGCCACGTATTGGTTTCCAATCAAGCAGTCTGTCAGGGTCTACTATTGGCAGCCAGTTCATAAGGGTAATAGCGTTGCGTACATCACCACCACCACCCTCTAGAAACTTGTCTATAAATATCGGTGATCTTCCCTTTAGGAAGTCAGACGTTTCATCCAGAGTGGGCGTGTCTACACCATACTGAATGTTATCAATCAAGTGATCTATCTTAACCCCGCGCTGCGGGTTCTTGATCAGAGCCTCTATCTGTGCGGGTATGTTTTTGCGGGACCACGTATAGAACGGTATCCACCGCTTCATTGTGTTCTGCTCAAACGGTGATAGATCTGAGTAGTCAAACAGAGCCTTCTTTACGTTAGCCCTAGCACTCTGCCTGCTACCTGTTTTGGCCAGAGTTGTGAGGTACAGAGCCAGCCGAGCATTGTTTTCCAGCGCGGTGCCTGTAGCGAACCCACCATGCAATAACTTGTTTTTAGTTGTTGGCGTGACCCACTGAGCCAGACTAGCCGCTGCATTTTTGGGTGCGTCATTAACCGCGAACCGCTCTATGTTACGTCCTACATCTGCACCGTACTGACCGTGGTTTAGAACCCCATCCTCTTGGGCCATTTTCCACAACTGTTCGTTCGAGTGCGTACCAAACTTACCTACGTTTGTGTCGCCACTGAACTTGCCAAATCCGATCGCGCTCTTAACATCGCCCATCTTTGTGGGGCTAGGCACCGCAGACTGACGCTGTATTTTCATAGCCTGCCCAAACCTGTGGGCATCTGTTGGGCCCATGCCCCCGATGTTGTAGGCGTTCCACAAGTTGCCTATCACGTTGCGAGAGTGATATGCTGGACGCAATCCAAGAGACCACATCTTCCACCACTTGGTGGCTCTGTCTGTGAACTTTAAGAACTCGCCCACCTTGGCTGGATCGCTCACCGTCTTGTGCATGTCATTGATAAACGGGGCCAACTTGGGATCAAACTTAACTCCCTCTACCCCGTCTATGGTTATCCAGTGAGCAGGAGCATCATCAGCTTTTCTGCCCAGAGTTTCAGCAGTCTCTTTGAGAAAGTCTCTGCTGGCCATCGAGGTTTCATGCGCAGCCAATCTTACCGCTTTTATCGTGGGCACGTCACCCAGAAAATAGTCCTTACCGAATCTGATTTTTGCGTCCTCAACCGTACCTGGAACGTGACGGCGGATAGCGTTAGGCATTTGTCTCCAAGCATCCCTCATACTTTCCATACCGCCATGAATCTTCTTGGCCCTCTTTTTTAAATCTTTCAACCCTGCCGGCGCCAACACATGTGGCAGGTATGGGCGCTTTGCGGCATCGCCTGTCAGGCCCCTGCCCAACCCTAGCTCAGACGCTCTCACCTCTCCTAGAGATGGTGCATCACCAACCACACCACCGCCCACGCCTATTTCTGTCATTTGAGAGCCAGGCACAAAAGCATCATCACCCATGCCTGCTATAGGGGTGGCTGACTGTTCCTTTGTTATAACATCACTGAACATCTCTCGCATGTCTCTGGCCTCTGCCACAGCACGCTCTCTGGCCACACCTGTAAGGTTGGCAGGAATATTTGCCCCGGCAGCCAGACCCTCTGACTCACGCCGTATCTGCAGGTTGAGATCGTCCACGCTTACCCCGAGAGCCTTGGCGGCAGTGCGCAGTTCTCTAGCATCTAGATCCCTCTGTCGGCCTACCATTCCCTGCCTGCCTTTGATCCTGTCGATCATCTTCATGTATATATCCCGGGATACCTTCTTATCTCCGGTATAGATATTAAAAGCACGCAGCACTGGATTGTCGGCTTTCTCTGCCAACTGAGCCCCCAACTTTGTGCCCTCGAGGGCCTTTGCCACACCCTGAGCAGGTGCTGATAAAGCCTTTCTTACAAGACCCAGACCAATAAGGTTTAGCGGATCTGTTGCTACGTCACCAGCGAACCCTAATATGGTGGACAGAATAGGGTGCTCCTTTACCCACTCTGGGTTGGCTTTAGCCATGATATCCTGAATACGCTTCTCGTCCTCGTAGGTAAAACCCTTACCCATAGCCTCGAATGTTTCAGTCACATAACGATCCCACGCACTACGATCGTCCTCTGGAGCCTGTTGCTGCATCTCTTCAAAGATGTTGTACAGGCCGCCTGCTACAGCGCTCTGAGGGCGTCCTAGTTGGTGTAATACGTCCAGCATACCACCACCCAGAGACTCCAACCCCTCCTGTACAGGCTCAGGGATGGCTCCGTAGGCTGATGAGGCTACGTCTTTAGTGGTTTCCCACCATCCATCCTCAGTTTCCTCTTCCTCTGTTTCTGCTGTTTCCTCCTCCCAAGGTGCCGTGATTTGAAATTTCTTTTTCTTCTCTTCCCACGGTGCGGTGATTGTGAACTGCGCCATTATGATGAGTCTGGATAAAGTCTATCTAGTGCTTCCTTTATTGCAGCCTCGTAATCTTCTAAGGAAACGTCATCCGGCTTAGGCTTGGCAACCCTCAATGCTTTCTCAGCATCATCCCTATTGTCTGGGGCCCCAATAGGCGCAATTCTAGCGGCCTTGATGTTTGCAATCTGTTCGTCTACCGTCTTTTCAATGTTCTTAGCAAACATAAGATAACTCATAGCATCGCTTGAAAAGAAGATTTTAAGTTCAGCTCTGGCGGCTCTTTCCCCGCCGTCCCCTTTAAGATGAGCCTCTGCCCTATCTATAGCTCTTTCTAAACGGTTGCCTTGTATTTGGGTAGATTTAGTCCAGCCCTCCTCGCTGGCAACCCTACTCTTTAGCACGTACTTAGCGGCCCCACCCCCCGGCGGGACAGCCCACATGGAGTCAGAGCCGGTGGTTGTCGCGGTTCCCGGGTAGTATCCTGGTGGTCCATCACGCCCTCTCTCGACACGTATAGTGGTTGTGCCATCTGTCCACGAATCATACCTCGTGGTTTTAGCAACCGGGGCTGTCAGACTATCTGGCGGTGATCCCATGATCCAATCCGCTCCTGTGCCGCGAGCCGGACGCTCCTTCTTGCCGTGCGTAGTTTTGACTTCGTATTTCCTCTCATTATCAGCCGGACGCCACCATGAAACCAGATCATCCTGTTCCTCACTCCAGCCGTATATCTTCTGGGTTTCTTCTGGACTTGCGCCAAGCCTGCGAGCACGTTCTGCAGCCTCCTTCTTACTTTTGGGAGGATCGTATGTTCCATTCTCGTCGTGATAGACATCACGCCAGATGTTGTACAACCTCTCCTCTTGATCGAACTTGGCCATCATCTCCAGTTTGCTAGTGGCTCTTGATATGTATTGAGCTGATTGGCTAGTACCGCCTGTTAGGGACGCTATAACGTCCAGCCAAGCGGCTTTCATGTATATGGAGTTCAGTTGCTCCATGAACTTGTTGTGGCGCTCTTTCGGGCTGTATGTGTATTTACCCCATACGCGCTCTAACTCTTGTTGCTTTGCTGGTGCGATCTGAGATACATCTAATTTACCAACGGTGGATGCATCAGGATCTGGTATCTGATAGGAGCGCTCAGTATCCGCCGCAACAGTCGCTACCGCTTGCCTCTGTAAGTTGCCTGGCAGTGACGGATCATCTCTTCCACCCTTTCCTGCCGGGGTCCAATCTCCTGATGCAACATAGTTAGGATCATCGGCAAGTAGTCCACCCTCAACAGCGGTCGTGGTGTCGGTTGGTGTGGTGGCATTCGTGGCAACCGGTGCGCCAGCAGCCTCAAGTAGTCCGACCTCAGTAGTGGGCGTTTCGTCACCGTCCATAAGGGCGGCAGCCGCCCCACCAGCACCCATCGCTAGATAACTTCCCGGGCCCAGGCTTGGGTTAAAGTGAGGTGGATCCGGGTTTCTCTTCCAAGTATCCGGCCTTTTCCATTTACCACGCCCTCCGCCTGGCACTCTTGTAAAAGTTGGCCGAGCGCCACCACTATAACCGGGTCTTACGAAAAAAGTTTTTGCTCGTGAAAGTGCTTTCTTCGCTCCTTCAGATTTGAGTAAATTCAAAATAGAGGGAGCCACTCTCGTACCGACCCTCGCGGCCGCCACGCCAGGGCCGCCTATCAGGGCCTCGACAGGCCCCACTGGTACTGGGCCTGGATCTGGGGCGAGATCTGGGTTGCTAGTGTATGCTGCGGAACCGGGGAACTGATTAGCCGTCCGCCAACGCATTGTATCCATCTGCGCCTGCATCATTGCCAGACGTTTCCGCTCTTCTTCTGTCAGTTGAGTGTTTGCCATTATCCGAATAACCCTCTCTTCTTTTTCTTATCACCGTACATACTGAACTGCATACCATAGTCCCCGGGTTGGGGTTGGCTGATTCCGACATCGCTCACATATGTGCCGCCAGCCGGTGACCCATCCTGTGGTGGTTGCATGAGAGAGCCAAACGCGGCTGCTAGAAAGTCTCGATCGAGTGATTTGGAAAAGTTTGTTATAGTCTGTGACTCGCCTGCCATATCGGTAGCAGAGGCATATGATGATCCACCAATAGGGGATATATCTTGGTTGGCTGCAAGTTGTCTAGACCTCTCAGCATCCCTCTGAGATGGTGGAACATTAGAAACATTAGGCTGAAAGTTAGGATCGTACCCTGCGTTTATTGCTGTCTGCTCTCTTAGTATTGCATCAGGATATGGAGCGGATTGATGGGTTCTGGCCTGAACATTCCATAACGGATTGTTCTGTAGCGCATCTGCCTCATCTCTGGTGATAGGTCCACCAGCACCCAAAAGATTACCTTGGCCATATTGCCCATACCCTCCTCCACCAAGACCAGACACGGTACTCTGGCCTGGCTGCAGGCTCTTGGCTGCGGCGTCATTGTACATGCCCTTTCTCTTCTTTAGAAGATCAAAACCAAACATGCTTGGTGCGGTATAGTCAGCCACTATACTTTACCGTAGTCGATGTGCTTGACGCCACCGTACTCTTTCACGGCCGATGGGTTATGTTTCTCTACATCCTGAGCCATCAGTCCTCGTCTTGGGGTGCTGTCACCAACATAGTTGTACCGATACACTGGGTAACCTTTTATAGTTGCCCCATCTTTCTCTATGTTTTCTTTTACTCGCACATCAGACATGATCAGAGCGGAACCAAGTGTGCCCGCCAGTTGCATCATCTGACCGCTACGATCTGGTCCCGGTGAGGTTTGGGTTGTGGTACCACCATAGTTTCCAGAGATGGTATTCATGTACTGGTTGAGTGCGTTGTAGTCCTTGTTGGCATCGTAGTCATATCGACCCATAGCAGCATCTATAGCGGCCTGAGACTCCTGCCTACGCTGAGCACCCACCTGATCCATTGCCCCATACAGTCCCAACGGTGCACCCATGATAGATTGGTAATTCTGCATACCCTGACCTTGCTGCCCGAGTTGCATGCCAGCCGCAGGGAACCTCTGCCCCTGAGCCTGACTATAAGCATCTGAATACATCTGAGCCATAGGCATGGTCATACCCTTGCTAACCGCGTCAGATATAGCCTTGTTCTGTACAACGTCACCACGGGAACTACCACCGGGCTGATACCTAACCAAGTTTTCCCTTATTTGAGGTAACACGTTGCTACCTAGATTACCAATAACTCCCGCTGTTAGTGCATCCTCCATCCCTGTGTAGGGGGTGCCCGCTCCTGTGCGTACATTACCCGCCAGAAGATCTGTCATCTGAGATGGGTCGAACGGTGTTTGGCCTGCCAGAGATCCAAGCAGGGCGTTTTCAGCACCTGCCTGCATGGCCGCTGGTCGCGGTCCCATAGTATATCCTAGCGTAGAGGTTTGAGCCGCACGCTGAGCAGGATCAAACCCGGCTACCGTGGGGCCACTATAGTAAGAGGGTAGTCCCCTGTTATAGAGTTGCTCAGCTTGGTCGAAACCCTTTTTCAAGTACCCGCGTTGAGCCTCCCAAGGTTCCGTTTCCTTGATTGTTTCTTTTGTGTTTGATCCGCCGCCACTCATATTATATTCCTCTTTTTCTATTTAACCACGCCGCTGCTGGTGGAGCCCTTTCCAGCGTCTGGGTCGGGGCCACCGGGGGAAGTTCCGCCGGGGCCAGCAATTCCGCCCGGACCATCTCCACCAGTACCATCAGTATTACTGCCGTCATCATCGTCATCATCATCTTCAGGTTTTGTTCCGCTTCCGTTTCCACTTTCTGGCAACGTAAAGTATGATACAGGACGAATGTTAAGGGGTTGTCCAAACGGACTGAACAGTGATGTTGCTGGGGGGGAATAATCCCATATTCCAGACGCTCCTGTGCCGGCAACGCCGCCTTGAGCCCAAGGTTGATAGTACCTGCCATCACCAGCAGTTATTGATCGTTGTGACGCGAGCAAAGATGGGTCCATATACCCTCCGCCCAAGATGTTCCTGCTGTCTGTTGGCATAAACCTAGACCAATCAAGCAACCCAGGGCGTTCATACGTTGGGGAAAAGACTTCACTTGGTACGGTAGATGGGGGGTGCCGGTCTGCACCACCACCGCCACCGGGCGGATCACCTTCACCACCGCCACCACCAGAATTGAAACTACCCAACCCATGCTGAACATTTATGGCAATCCGCAACGCCTCTGACGCAGCGTTCCAAGTGGAAACATAGTTATCATAATACGATCTTAAATTTTTATCATCAGGATTAAACTTAGCGCCTGGATTACTACCATCTGGATAATGCCCATGTTTTAACCACTCTGCATAAGTAACAAGTCTTGAAGCCATTAGTGAATCCTATGTTTAATATCTTTTGTTATTATATGGTAGCTACATTTCCAATCGTCCAGCACTCGCAACCATCCTTTTCTGCCCCACGCCTCTATGGAGGTGCAGCCTAAGTTTAGGGCCCAGTTTTCAAACAAGGGAAAATTAGGCATCCACTTTTCCATGTCTGCTCCGCCAATGGATATGATTCTCATAACCCTCTTTTTAGGGTACGTGATAATCTGAGACACCATTGCGGCTATAATCTCTTTGCTCTCGATAGCCACCCACAACTGCATCTCTCCAGACAGCAACATGGGGAACATGTCTTCTGCCTCCATCTCGCCTTCGGAGTGTGGAGTAGACTTCTCTAGCAGTGGTTGCACATGATGCCATATTGCTTCTATCTCATCAGTCTCCACAAGAACCGCTCTTGCTTGAAAAGGCCCCGGCTCTGCTTCATCCATTCTGTTGCTTATAAACTCCTTTATTCGGCTTTGGTCAAACACTACAACTGAACCCACGCGCTTGTAGACTCTTTAAAAAAGTATATCCCCTCTCCACCGCCAGGATTCCAGTTGGTTCCGTCGGCGTATCTTATATCGCCACCTCTGGGCTTATCGGGAGCCGCGTGTATTCTTTCCAACCTAAACGTGGCTTGGTTGAATATAATATCCCCAAGTCTCTTTAGTTCTGTGGTTAGGTATAGGCCCAGATCATCCTGGTTTATAGGTAGTGTGCTTGGTTGGTAATGGGTTACAGACTTTACTACTTTGTCTTTATATGTAGCCATCAGTAACTCCTAGACCCTCTCCGGCCAGCGTCATCCAGCTCCACCTCATATCCGTCCAATCTCCAATAGAAGTCTCCAGTAGACTCAAACTTAACACCGTAGAGTTTACCGCTCTTTCTTACCGACACCTTGGATTGAGTATCTGGATTAAATTCGACAGGATCAGACCACGACACCGCCTCCTCTGTAGAGTTCTGGGTGCCAACATAAACATTAACCGTGTTTCCTGAACCAGATACCTCCATCTTGGGCCATATAGCCTTTACACGCTTTACCACAGATTGGTCAGACTGTTGTTGAGAGTTAACAGATAGGCCAGTACGCTCTATAAAAGAGGTCATGTCGGTGGTGTTTTCCCTGTTTCCAGAGGCGTTTCTGTAAAGTTTCGTGTCTGTGGGTGACGCCATCACGAGAACATTCTCAGACTGCGACCACGTTGTAGTCCAACTACCCAGAGCACTACTCCAAACTGGAATTGCCGCAGCCCAAGTTGTGAACGCATTGGGATCGTCTTCTGTGCCGTATCCGATGTGTGCTAAGTCAGGGAGATCCCTGATAGTAAACGCCTTGTTAGTCCAGTTCCAAACAATGGCCTTATTGCATTGATTGGTGGCGCTAGTTGGCGTGGGAAAGCAAGCCCACATCTCCGTGTTACCATAATCAGCAACCACAAAAGATCTGTTAAAATTGGCGCCATCCATATTAGAAAATAGATAGTCTTTTATTTTATGCGGTAGTATTGACTGTATGCGCTGGCCATCATTTATATAAACATCGCCATTGCCCAGTATAAAGTGGCCACCGTCAAACTCAGCCACGCAGTTCTTAGCCAGAGCGCCTACTGAGGGGGACAACTGTTTAAACGCAAATATAAAAGGAGTCCCAACATAGCTCATTGTGTATACAGAATCTTCCTTATAAATCATAAATGAATCGCCAAGTGGCAGACCATCTACAATTTTTCCTTTCGTGTCCTCGAGGGAGTATTCACCAGCGTCGTTTGTGGCTGAAGTTTCATCCCATGAGCTGGGGACTGTTTGTATCCCCGCCTCTGTGGACCACTTTACAACTCTGCTAAATGGTGTGTCAGGGGTAGTGGATGAATCATTTATGTTAAGGGCGATCAAGAATGATCTAAATGCTCTTAACGAAAAGCACTCCAGATCCGCCGGCCAGTTGGTAAGGTCCGCCATCAAAGTGGAGGTAGACGGCACACCAGTGGTTAGAGCCCAAAACTGAGGGTCATCAAAACCGTTGGTCATAATAAGGATGCCACCCAGCACGGTAGAAGACCATCCCTCTCCTGCTGTTGCGTTGTAGGCTCCAGACGATCGTGTGATGTTACTCCAAGTTGTTCCGTTGTGAACATAGATGGCAGCAAGTCCAGCAATAATCCAATAGGAGTTGGCTCCAGATTTTAATTGGATTATGTGATATGGCGCGATGGGGCAGGTAGCCATAACCTCCGCATAACCTGGAGCCTTTACAATAGACCCGTGCTCAGATCTAACATTATTACCATCTGACCAAACATTGGGTGGCAACTGCCAGGCATTAATATCCTTAACAATCCCAACCTCACCAACATGTTCTATCGGAACTAACGCCATATTAGTAACCCATCAGACCGTTGGCCAAGTAACACTGGCTACATCGTCTGCCGTCCTTAACCCAGCGGGTAGATCACGCAATGCTTTGCGATAGTCGCGCCATGAGGTATCCTGCTCGACAGTCAGCGCAACGTCAGCCACCTGAGTCCAATCGCTAGATGCGAGTAGTTGGTTACGCCTTGAGCGCAGATCAACCATTGCACGATCATAAGCACCAGCAGTCCATTGGGCTTCCTCTGCCTCGCGTTGTGTTATTTCTTCAGCAGTGAGTTCTACGCGCTGACCGTTTACTATTTTGTGCATAGTTATGATGCTCCGAAAAGATGAATTGTTCCTGCATCTAAGTTTCCACTATTCATTTGAAACCTGATCGCATCAACAGCAGATGTGGTATTAAAGTAACCAGCAACATAAGTACTAATACAATAAGTAGATGAAACATCGTAATACATATAGTTGCTCTTACAGTAAAAATTTTTGACATAGGTTGTTGAACTAGGTGCGAATAAATGCAAACAACCACTGGCACAGCCATCGTTAGACGCACCATCGAGCGTATAATTTAGTATTTGAAACCCCGTGCTTTGTGCTAAATCCCTACCAGAATCGTATGCTAGGGCGCTACCGGCTCCGCTCTCTTGATGTTGAGCGTTAAACACAGTTGTGGTTTTGGTTACATTATAATTTGAGCCACTATCTGAACTTCCATTAAATGTAAATGAGGCATTGTTTGCTGATGGATGTATATTCACATAATAAAAAACATACTCATCATACGTTGAGTCAATGCCACTCGTAAACGAAACATTGGCTGAACCGGATGGTGAGGCAGTTGAGATTAAAGTTAGTTTGCTCATCCTGCCACCAATCCGTATTGCTTTATCGTGCCTGAGAAATTTCCTGTTGACATCTTGAAATTGATAGAATTCAAGTCTGCTGTCGTGTTGAAATATCCAGCAACATAATATTCCGCTTGTTCAGGTGCTTTCGAGTATTGGGTTGTTCTAACTAAAAAATGCTTGACGTAGACGGTGGAGGCTGGGTTGTAGAGGAAAAGTTCACCACCGGCAGACTGGTCAGAATCACTACCAAAACTTGTGGCTAAAGGTTGATAAGCCGTGCCTTGCGCTTGATCTTGTGATGATAGATATGCCATACCAGCACCTGAGTCATTTTCGGCATGATATGCGTAGAAAAACGTAGTAGTCATAGTGGTGTTGTAATTTGAGCCACCATCCGTACTACCTTGAAACTCAAATGTAGCATTGTAGGTAACAGCATCTATATCAATAAAAACAAACTTGAAAATCTTATAACCTGTCAGATCAGTGAACTCGACATTTGCCGCACCTGATGGGTTAGCCGTTGAGATTAGTTTCCAGTCGCTCATAGGACACCCCACATCTTTATGGTTCCGCTGGCGATGTTGCCGGTACTCATTTTGAAAGAAATTCCATTTATGTCATTTGTGTCATTAAAGTATCCGGCAACAAATGAATTACTTGACTGCGGATAACTTGCTCCAGACGAGGTTTCAAGGTGTTGTCCTTCTGCAAAAAAATTCTTAACATAAGTAGTAGATGACGGATTGAATAAATTAAGTTTACCTACAAAGCAAGCGTCTGCTTGATTACCTAAACCATGCCCTATATCTTGAAATCCAGTTCCTTGTGCTTGATCCATAGAGGCTTGATAGGTAAGAGCCGTATACGAATCGTCCTCAAAATGTACAGCAGAAAAATATGTTGTAGTCGTAGTAACGTTATAATTAGAACCCCCATCTATACTGCATTGGAACTGAAACTCTGCTGCATCAGTGGCAGGGTTTATATTGTAAAACCCAAATACGATCTGCTTATAAGTTGCCGGTATTGTGAATACTAACGATGCAGACGAGGATGCAACGCCAGTAGACAACAGAATAGATGTGGATAAATCCGCACTTGCTCCAAGCAGGGCTACTTTGTTAGCACCTAAAGGCATTAGCCCATATCCAAGCCAGCAGCGAACCCATACCAGATAGTTCCGGCGTCAATAGTCGTGAAGGTGATTACGTCAATACCCGCAGTCGTTAGGGTTGGCGCAGAACCTCCAGCCCAATCTACTGCTCCGGGCCAGTTAACTGTCTGACTGCCACCGTTGGTCAGGATCAAAGTGAACGATCCAGACTTACCAGTTGCGGGTGGGTTGCTGAACGTGAAGGTGTTGGCTGATGTGTCTACGGTAGCCGTGACTACGTTTCCCAGCGTCAAGTCGATGTCTTGTGTGCCGCCACCAGTTGCGCCGATAGCGTTTACAGATTCCGCGTAGTCTTTCATCTCTGGGCGTAGCACTACATTATCTGCGAAAGATATGTCCGTCCCGCTGCGAGGACTAATGGCGTTTACTTTTACTTCACTCATAATATTGCCTCAATCTCTGCATCTGTAAGCCCCAGTGCTTTTAGTTTTGCGTTAGCAGAGGCTTTATCTGCGGCTTTTTGTGCTACAGCATTAACTTGTTCTGTTTCAAGTCGTGCTGTTTCTGTGTCTATTACCGCTTCATCTAGTACAACAGGATTTCCGTTGACATCGTAAGCGTCTGCACTAGCAACAACTCTAACAACAGAAGGATGTGTGTTAAGGATTGCTTGATCTCTCATCCTTCTACCTCCATTACTGTAATAGTTGAGTTTGATCTTGGCCTATCAGCATAATCTCCATCACCATCACTTCGATTCAAACTTCCCCTAGTTTCTGCTGATACCATTACTTTGTAAGTGGTAGCACTCGTTGCTGATGGAGAGTCTAGGAAGATTGCTGACATGGGCATAACCCCGTTTACATCTCCGGGAACATTTGCTCCAGTAGTTACTCGTCTAGCACTAGCGGCTGCTGCTTGAGATATATCAGTAGAGTCCCTAACTATTCTAAAATAAACGTCAGAATTTCCTCCAAAATATGCTGTTATCATCACAAGCACTTTGTTTGCTGTTGCCGCTGGTGTTATATCTATCGTAAGCCCTGTATCCACCCAAGATGTAGTCCAAGTTTCCGTAGTGTTGTAAGAAAGACTTAATACCTGTAGAACCTTCCCGCCACCAAATCCAGTAGCAGTTCCACTATTCGTTATAGTTGCACCTGATGGTACTGTAAAAGTATCACCCGAATCACCGAATGTGAAAGCGGTTCCTGTAGCAGGGCTTATCTTATTTGCTTTAACTTCGCTACTCATTTCGGGAACCTCGCTTTAACGTCTGCTCGTTTGGCTTGCAATGCCACAAGGTCATCGTCAAGGATTGCGTGGACGCATTCTTCGATGGATGGGTATTCGGCTTTTCGCAGTCGAGCATATTCCTGTGAGTTGTACTCTGCTTGCCACTCTGCGTCAGCAGATTCAATCTCTGCAACGGATGGTTGTGGTGATGCGCTTGTCCATTCTTTTATGTAAACGCCTTGCCCATCGTCTTGTAGCGTGAAATCAACACCAGATACAAACCCAAGTTTTTGAAGTCCATTTGATGTAATCATGTTAAACCCCTATCAACCTGTAAGCAGAGAAGAAAGTACGTTCCGGTAATAGATTTGCCGCGCTCCCTTCGTTATGCCATGTATATATTTCTAAATAATCAGAATCGGCTAATTCCAGTATCCAAGTGCTTGTAACAGCCTGACCTTGATTCGTCCCTGCGCTGTAATAAGTATATGGTGCAATCCCTAACGAAGAACCGTTCTTATAAATGAGCGCCCAAGTTCCCTCACCGTCATCTATATAACCATTAGCCGCCAACCAAGTAACGCTGTACTTACCCGCGCCTCCAACTGGAACAGTAAACCTAAAGTTGGTGGAATGGTCGTAAGCACCATCCGTATCCCAGAGTTCAACATCAAACTGGACTTTTGTTACTGTGTCGTTAGAAATTGATTGGCTAGATGTGCGGTGTGCTGCAAAAGATGGAGTGTTATCAGGGAACCCTGTCGTAGTCGCGCCTGTTAGATCAATAGTTCCGTTGACATCCAGAGTCGCGCCAGAGGCTATGTCTATTTCACCAGATGCAGGAATCTGAATAACATCTGATGCCGCGCCCAGCGTTAGCGTTGTGCCTGTTGAGGGTTGGACTAAATTCGTTTCTACTGTACTCATACGACCACCAGTGTTCCTGTGACTGTAACCGTTCCAGTAAAGGTTACCGGGCCAGCAACAACCGCGTTGTCAGCAATAGTAAAGTCACCATCTATCGTTGCGGCATTCTCAAAGAATCCTTCCTTACCCGGAGGATTGTTTATGTACAACGTGCCGTTTGTTTCTGCTGCCATGATTGCCTCCTATGCTGAGATCGCGTCAACTACACTGACGTAAGCCGCGACAGATGTTGCAGCAGATGATTGGATTCGCAGTAGGTCAGTGCTTTGCATGACAATCTTTGCGCCACCTTGTATCAGTTCCACAGAAGATTTAGGCGGTATCTGAAGGTCATCAGCAAGGTAAACAATCGAGGCTGTTGAACCTGCTGCCGCTACATCAATCCAGACATCAACCGTTAATGCAGAGGTTGTAATG